GAGCTGGTGAAGTGGGCCGATCGCCCCGCCGAGCTTCCCGACGTGTCGCCCGTCGAAGACGTGGACGTGTGGAAGGGCGGAGCGCCCGCCCAGCCCGCCGCAGCGGCTCACGTTCCTCCGCCGGCCGCCAGGGTTCCGGCACGCGATCCTGCGCTTGAGACGGAATTCTGATTTCCGTCCGCGCCCGTCATCCCGATCAGGCCCCGATCACCGAAATGCGCGCCGCCGTGACACCCATTCTCGCGCCCGACTCCGAAGCCATGCGAAGGCAGCTGGAGCACGTGTTCCATGGCGATCTCGACGGCGCGCATGACGGATTGATCGAGCTTGCATGGAGCGATCCGAAGACCGGCGCCCTTTCGGCGGCCGAGCTCTTCGGGACCGATTGCATCGATGATCTTGTCGATCGCGCGGTCGCCCTCAATCGGACGCCCGGCGTTAATGTCTATGTCGGCGCGGCCTTGCGCCAACCGCAGGCGGCGACGAACCGGCGCGCTGCGGATGCCGATTTCTTCGCGGCGAGCTGCATCTGGGCGGACGTGGACACCGATGTGGTCGCGCCGGCGATCGCCACCTGCAAGCGCCGCGGCGTGCCGCCGACGATGACGGTCGTCACCGGCCGCCATCCGCATCTGCGCGCGCAGATGTGGTGGCGGCTCAACGTTCCTTGCCGCAATGCGGGTGAGCTGCGGCGGCTATGTGCAACGGTCGCGTCAGCGATCGGCGGCGATCCGACCGTGCTCAACCCGAGCCGCGTGCTTCGGCTTGGCGGATCGGTCGCCTGGCCAACGAAGGACGGCCGCGTCCTTGAACGCACCGAGGTGCATGTCCCGCGCGACTGCAGGCCGGTCGAGTACTTCATCGAACAGATCGCCCGCGCCTTCACGCCCGAACCCGACCAGCTCATGGGGGCGGTGGACGCTGCTCCTGATGAAATCCCTGCAACGCAGTCGCCGCCGGACGGTGGACTCGCGATCGGCAGTCTTTCGGTCGAAGCGGCGGTCGCCGCGGTCCGCCGCGGACATCGCTGGCATGATCACGTCGTGCGTCTGGTCGCCCACTGGATCGCACGCGGCTGGTCGGACGCCGAGATCCTGGCGACCGCTGAGGGCTTGACGCTGCCCGGCTGGACCCACAACGACACGCGACGCGACCTTGCCCGCATGATCGGCGGCGCGCGGCGCAAATGGAGCATTCCGAATCCGGTTCACGAAGTCGGCGACGAAAATCCGCCGTCTTTCCTTGAACCCGGATGGGTGGAGAAGCTCGACGCGGCGATGATCCCGCGCCGCCGTTGGCTGCTCGGCCGGTCAGGTCTTCGTCCTATGAGCGCCGATCGTTTCGCGCAGGCGGCGGTCGATCGGCTCGACGAGATCGCCCACGCCATGGAGCGCAAGTGGGGGATTGATCGCCTTCCGAAGCTTGTCGATCCGGCGCTCGCCGCGCGCTTCGCCGCGCAGGCAGAAAAGCTCAACGCTGCGCTTCGCTCGGAACGCCCCGACGCGATGGCAGCGCAAGCCGCCGCCATGGAGCGTGCATGGAAGGCGCTCGACGCCGCGGCGATTGCCGCGGGGCATGAGCCGCTCGCGCCGATGGTCTGGGAAACCGTCATTCCATCGACCGGCGAGATCGTCGCGATCGTCCGCACTTCCGAGGAAGCGTCCACTATCGCGCGTGAACGCAACGGCTCGGTCTACACGCTCGCCGAAGTCGCCGTCGCGATCGACGCCTTCGGCGATCAGGTCCGCGCGGTGAAGGCCCAATTCCCCGGTGCAAGCGTCACCGCCGTCCGCCTGCCCTCGCTACCGATTGGCTCTCGCGAGACCAAAGCAGCCAACGTCGCGCCAGATCGCGGCCGAAAGCGCCGATCCCCAAGCGTGACCGGCTTCTTCGCCCCGCTCCCCGAAACCGCTTCGTCAAAGCCGCCGATCGATTGGGAACGCGGCGACGAGATTCCGTTCTGAACAATCCGGAGGATGCCCATGCTCGCAACCGCTCTCGCCGAATCCACCCCGCCGCCGGCAAGCCGCGTCGCCATGCTGCCGCCTCGCGCGATCCTTGCGCTTGATCTCGGGTCGCGCTGCGGCTGGGCCGTCCTTCCACGATCCGGACGGATCGCGTCCGGCGTAAGTGAGTTCAGGCCGGGACGCTTCGAAGGCGCCGGCATGGCGTTCCTTCGCTTCGAGCGCTTTCTCGGCGATGCCACCGAGGCGTCCGGCCCGTTCGGAGCTGTCGTATTCGAGGAGGTCCGCGCTCATGCCGGCACGCTTGCCGCGCAGGTTTACGGCGGCTTCCTCGCCCACCTCACCGCGTGGTGCGAACGGCATGCGACCCCTTATCTCGGCGTGCCGGTTGCGACCATCAAGCGTCACATCACCGGCAAGGGAAACGCCTCGAAGGACGAGGTAATCAAGGCCGTCCGCGCTCGCGGCCATGCGCCCTCCGACGACAACGAGGCCGACGCCCTGGCGATTCTCGACTGGGCGATCGCCAATCACATCGGAGGCAACCCATGAACGCCTCCGCGTTCCTCCGCCATGCCGACGCGATCGTGCGCGATCGACGCGACAGCTACGGCGAGCCGGCGGATTTCTTCGACGCCGTGGCACGGCGCTGGTCGCTCGCGCTCGGCGTGCCGATCACACCACGCCGCGTCGTGCTGTCGCCCGCACATCCGGCGCGGCGCGTCGTGTTCATGAAAGCGGCGCAGGTCGGCGCCACGGAAGCTGGCAACAACTGGATCGGCTACTGCATCCACCAGGTACCCGGTCCGTTCCTCGCGGTTCAGCCAACGACCGATCTCGCCAAGCGCCTTTCGCAACAGCGCATCGATCCGCTTGTCGAGGAATGCCCGGAGCTACGCACTCTCATCATGCCGGCTCGCGCCCGCGATTCCGGCAATACGGTCCTCGCCAAACGCTTCACCGGCGGGCAGCTCATCCTCACCGGCGCAAACAGCGCGGTGGGTCTGCGCTCGATGCCGGCGCGATGGCTCTTCCTCGACGAGGTGGACGCCTATCCGGGCGATGTCGAGGGCGAAGGCGATCCCGTCGCTCTTGCCGAAGCGCGCACGCGAACGTTCGGACATCGCCGGAAGGTGTTCATGGTTTCGACGCCGACGATCAAAGGATTGTCGCGCATCGAGCGCGAGTTCGAGGGCACGGACCAGCGGCGATACTTCGTTCCCTGCCCGCATTGCAATCACATGCAATGGCTGCGCTTCGAGCGGCTCATTTGGGAGAAAGGCCGGCCGGAAACCGCCGAGTACGTTTGCGAGAACTGCGAGCGCGGCATCGCCGAGCATCACAAAACAGCGATGCTGGCGCGCGGCGAGTGGCGGGCAATCGCGACGGGCGCCGATCCCTTCGTGATCGGCTTTCACATTTCCGGCCTCTATTCGCCCGTCGGCTGGCTCTCATGGGCGCAGATCGCGCGCGAATGGGAAGCCGCGCAGGGTAACGACGCCGCGCTGAAGACGGCGAAGAACACGCTGCTCGGCGAAACCTGGCAGGAGCGCGGCGAGGCGCCGGACTGGAAGCTCCTTTACGAACGCGAGAAGGAGCATGCGCTCCGCGCCGTCCCATGGGGCGCACTCGTGCTCACGGCCGGCGCCGACGTGCAGCATGACCGGATCGAGGTCGATATCTGGGCCTGGGGTCGCGGGCTCGAAAGCTGGCTCGTCGATCATGTCGTAATCGACGGCGACACATCGCGGCAGACGGCGTGGGACGAGCTGACGCGGCTGCTTGCCGCCGAGTGGAAGCACGAAGGCGGCGCCCCGATGCGGATCGCGCGCCTCGCCATCGATTCGGGCGACGGCCGTTCGACATCGCAGGTCTATGCCTGGGTCCGGAAATTCGGAGCCGGCGTCGCTGCGGCTATCAAGGGCGTCGATGGCTTCGATCGCTCGGCGCCGGTGGACGGCCCCACCTTCGTCGATGCCACCGAAGACGGCCGAAAGATTCGACGCGGCGTCCGGCTGTGGAAGGTTTCGGTCGCGGTCTTCAAGTCGGAAACCTACCGCTTCCTTCGGCTTGAACGTCCGACGACTGAGGAACTTGCGGACGGCGTGGCGTTCCCGGACGGCTTCATTCATCTGCCTCTCGGGATCTCGGCGGAATGGGTGAAGCAGCTCACCGCCGAGCAGCTTGTGACCGTCCGCGATCGTCGCGGCTTCACCAAGCTCGAATGGCGGCAGATGCGCGAGCGCAACGAGGCGCTCGACTGCCGGGTTTATGCGCGAGCCGCCGCCTGGATGCTCGGGATCGACCGCTGGCAGGACGCGAAATGGAAATCGCTTGAGCGGCAGGTGGCCACCGATCGACCGCCCGAACAGGTGGCGGGGGAAGTCAGGACACCTCCCGCGTCGGGCGAGAAGCGCAAATCGAATTGGCTTGGTGGCCGCGACGGCGACGGGAGATGGTTTCGATGAGCTGGACGCAAGCGGAGCTCGACGCCCTGAAGGCGGCCTATGCGAGCGGCACGACGCGCGTCACCTATGAAGGCAAGACGGTCGAGTATGACTCCGAGGCGGCGTTGCTTCGGCGCATTCAGATCATCGAATCCGCCATCGCCGCGGCCGGCGGCAATCCGCGTCCGGTCGCGGGATTTGTCTCGTTCTCTCGCGGAGACCAATGATGCAAGCGCCGGCCGCAGCGCCGACGCTGCTTGACCGCGCGATCGCGGCTCTTGCGCCGCGCGTCGGTGTGAAGCGGTTGATCGCGCGCCAGGCGTTCGACGGCCTCGATGCTGCCCGCAGGGGCGCCCGCGATGTTTCGCCCGCGGCCAGAGCAGCGGTGCGATGATGCATTTGCGGAGGTATTGGCGAGTTGACAAACGAACGCCCCGGACCTGCGTCCGGGGCGTTCGTTCAACCCCTTGTTCTAGCAAGGGGAATTTGGTTGCGGGGACAGGATTTGAACCTGTGACCTTCAGGTTATGAGCCTGACGAGCTACCGGGCTGCTCCACCCCGCGTCAAAGGCAGCAGGAAATCGTTAGAGAAGATGATCATGTGCGTTTGGCAG